TCCCATGGAAGTCATTCAGTATGGCGACCCCGACGGTCAGGGTGACCTGAAGCGCACCAATGAGGTTGTGCTGCGTGCCGAAACCTGGGTGGGTTGGGGCATTCTGAACAAGGCAGCCTTTGCCCGTATCCAGAAGGCCGCCTAAGGAGGTCAACCGATGTATACTTACAAGAATAAAGTCACCGGCGTGACCGTTACCACTTACGGCAAGGTTTCCGGTGCTGACTGGGTTCAGGTGAAGGAATCCAAGACCAAGAAGGAGTCTGACGGCGAATGAGTGCATTTGCAACGCTTGAAGATGTTACGAAGCTGTGGCGGCCCTTGACCGCTGAAGAACAGCCCCGTGCCGAAGCGTTGCTCGAAGTGGTCAGCAATTCCTTGAGGTACGAAGCCAATAAAGTGGGCAAGGATTTGGATATGATGTGTGCATATCCGTATGCGCGTGATGTTGCCAAATCCGTGACCGTGGACGTGGTTGCCCGTACCCTTATGACCTCGACTGACCACGAACCCATGACCCAAATGACACAAAGCGCCGGTGGTTACAGTGCCACCGGCACTTTTCTTGTGCCGGGTGGTGGCCTTTTCATCAAGAAAAGCGAACTTGCCCGTTTGGGTTTACGGCGGCAGCGCATGGGAGTCATCAATTTCCATGACCCCCGGCATGACAGTTTTGGAGGAATGTTCTGATGATTGGCAGCATGATTCAGGGAATCCCCGTAATCCTGTACCAGACCACCCAAACCGGTGTTGATGCCCTCAATGCCCCCGTATATTCCGAAACCCCTGTCACCGTTGACAACGTTCTTGTATGCCCGGTGAGTACCGAGGACATAATCAGCGGAATCCAGCTTTATGGAAAACATGCTGTTTATGAACTCTGCATTCCAAAAGGCGATTCCCATGATTGGGAATCCAAGACGGTTGAATTTATGGGGAAGAAATGGCGCACTTTTGGGATTCCACAAGAATGGATTCCCGAAAATGTTCCTCTTTCCTGGAATAAAAAGGTGAAGGTGGAACGGTATGGCTAACGTTGAAATTGAACTGGATTCTGCCGGTGTCCGGGAACTGCTTCAGTCTTCGGAAATGATGCAGATTTGCGTTGAACGCGCCAACGCTGGCCGCGCCGCCTGCGGCAATGGATACGAAGTTGATACCTATGTTGGTAAAACCCGTGTCAATGCCATGCTCCGGGCGGCTACTGCTGCGGCAAAAGCGGACAACGCCAAGAATCACACCATTGAGAAAGCGATTAAGGCGATGAAATGATTGAACTGACCATTATTTCGTATCTGAGCGCCCATATTCCCCACCATGTCGGTGCAGAAATCCCCGACAAGCGCCCCGAAAGGTTCGTTTTGGTGGAAAAAATGGGCGGCGAACGCGAAAACTTCATTGATACCGCCACATTTTCCTTTAAGTCGTATGCACCCACAATGCTTGCGGCTATGGAGCTATGCAAGGCCGTTCGGGACGCTGTTGAATCCATGAGCGACCTTGATGAAATCTGCTGTTGTGAATATGGCGGCGATTTCAATGACACTGACACTGATTCCAAACAGTATTGTTATCAGGCGGTGTATAACATTACCTATTATTGAAAGGAGAAACCGAATGGCACATACTGCAACCAATGTGACCGCCGGTAAGCCCAAAAAGGGCGGTCATGCGTACCGTGCTCCCCTTGGTACTAAGCTGCCCACCAGCGCAACCGAAGCGCTTGACCCTGCGTTCAAGAGCCTGGGCTATTTTTCTGAGGACGGTCTGACCAATGCCAACAGCCCCACCTCTGAAAAGCTTAAGGCATGGGGTGGTGATACGGTTCTGAATTTCCAGACCGAAAAGCCCGATACCTTCAAGTTCACCATGATTGAAGCCCTGAACATCGATGTTCTCAAGGCCGTTTATGGTGACAACAACGTTACCGGCGACCTGACCACCGGCATTCATGTCAAGGCCAACAGTGAGGAACAGGTTGACTGTTGTTGGGTTTTTGACATGGTGCTGAAGAACAGCGTTGCAAAGCGCATCGTTGTTCCTATCGCTTCCGTCACCAACGTTGGTGAGATCGTGTACGCAGACAACAAGGCCGTTGGCTATGATACCACCATTTCTGCGGTTCCTGATGCTGGCGGCGATTATCACCATGAATACATCGTTGCCAAGGAGGGCGCATAATGGCTGAACTTCTGAAAGGCAAGACCGCTGCCGGTTTTGAGTATCAGGTTGACCCTGATGCCCTGAACGATATGGAACTTATGGAAAACCTTGCCGAAGTGGAGGAAAACCCTCTGAAGCTTCCCAAGGTCATCCGTGCTGTGCTGGGCAATGCCCAGAAAGACGCTTTTTATAACCACTACCGGGCCGAAAATGGCAAGGTTCCCGTGGACGTAATTAGCGCCGCCTTTGTGGAAATCCTGTCCGCAAACAATCAGGGAAAAAACTAATTGCCCTCGCCGGCATGTTTTCTGCGGATCGTGACGCGCTGCTTTGCGATATGGCGGAAACGTACGGGATATACGATTTAAGAGCGTTGCCGGTTTCTACACTGGCAACGCTCGCCGTCGGTTTGAGGGACGATTCCCGGATTAAGATGCACATGCACGGTGCAAAGATTTCCCGGCTTGAAACCCTTCTGGCCGCTGCTGTTGACCGGCTTTCCATGCTTTGGTGGGCAAAGACGGAGGACGCACGCCACGGCGCGAACCGTCCGAAATCCATGCTTTCAATTCTTATTGGTGAACCCGAAAAGGATGAGGGCAATGTTGAATCCTTTGACAGCGGCGATGAATTTGAATCCGCGTGGGAACGCATAACGGGGGTGAAACATGAGTAACCTTGCAAAAGCTTATGTGCAGATCATCCCATCTGCCAAGGGTATCAAAGGCCAGCTTACAAACATTTTCGGTTCTGAGGGCAATTCTGCCGGTACTTCTTTCGGCAATAGTCTGATTGGCAAGGTCAAGGGCCTGATTGCTGCCGCCGGTATCGGCAAGGCGTTGGGCGAATCCCTGACCGCCGGTGCAAGCCTTCAGCAAAGCCTAGGCGGTATTGAAACGCTGTTCAAGGACAGCGCCGATATTGTCATACGGAATGCGGAACAGGCGTACAAAACCGCCGGTATGTCTGCCAACAGTTACATGGAAATGGTAACGGGATTCTCCGCAAGTCTGCTTCAGGGCTTGAGCGGTGACACTGAAAAGGCCGCTGCTGTTGCTGATATGGCATTGACAGACATGGCCGATAACGCCAATAAAATGGGCACTAGCATGGAGCTGATACAGAATGCGTATCAGGGTTTTGCAAAGCAGAATTATACCATGCTGGACAACCTGAAGCTTGGCTATGGTGGCACCAAGACCGAAATGGAACGGTTGCTTGCTGATGCACAAAAGCTGACAGGCATAAAATATGATATTTCAAACCTTTCTGATGTATATGAGGCAATTCATGTAATTCAGGAAGAAATGGGGATCACTGGCACCACCGCCCTTGAATCCGCCGCCACCTTCACCGGTTCGCTTGCTTCCATGAAAGCCGCCTTTTCTGACCTGTTGGCAAACCTTGCCACCGGGCGTGAAATTGGCCCATCTCTGGACGCACTAAGCGAAACGGTGTTTATTTTTGTTCAGGACAACCTTTTTCCGATGGTTGGCAATATCTTTGCGGAACTGCCCACCGTTTTGGAATCTGCGTTGAGCATGGCAATCCGTGGGCTGAATATCGTTGCAAATAATGCTGAAACCATCGTTCAGATGGGCATTGACCTTGTCACCGGTATTGGCACCGCCATCATCACCGCCGCGCCTTATCTGATGGAGGCGGCGCTGAACATCGTCACGGCCCTCGGAAGCGCCCTTTTGAATGCTGACTGGGCAAGTATCGGAAATACCACCGTCACCGCCCTACGGGACAACCTGGACGTTGCTGCCGGTGAAATCCTTGGCACAGACGGCAATATTGTTCAGTCCGTTTTGTCTGCAATCACCACACATTTGCCGAATCTGCTTTCTGGCGGTGTTTCCATGGTGGTCAGCGTGGCAAACGGCCTGTTGCAGAATTTGCCTTTTCTGCTCCAAACAGGTGGTCAGTTGCTTGAACAACTGATTTCCACAGTGCTGTCCTTTGCCCCGGAAATCCTTTCCGCCGGTATCACCTTGGTTTTGAATTTGGCAAACGGTTTGATTCAAAACCTCCCTGCCGTGATTTCTTCGGCGGTTTCCATTTTGGGACAGCTACTTTCTACGATTTTGAGCCATTTACCCCAACTGCTTGAATCCGGTATTTCCCTGATTGGACAGTTGGCCGCCGGTCTGATTCAGGCAATTCCTCAGGTGATTGCCGCAATTCCTCAGATTATCAACAGCATTGTTTCCA